ACAATGGTAAAATGTATCACCTAAACATTGGTGGTGATAATCTTTATGTTAATTATAGTGATGAGACACCTGACGAACTGGCACAAGGACACACCAGAAAGGACTTAGATGCCCTATAATGTCAGTATAAATCCAAGGTCCAATGGAACGTAAAGTCATTGTAAAACCTAAGTCTAGTAAGGCAAAGAATCGTCTTGCTAACACTATGGAAGGTAATTCCGTCTGTATTGTAGAGCAAGATACTGGCGGTGAATTGTTTCTTGTGTCTGCAAATCGCAAATACTTTATGTGGGTCAGCACTCGCACTGGAACTAATCGTTTCGGTGATAAGTCTGATAGAGATTGGGAAATTATACAAGATAATATCCCTGAAGGGTGGGAACCAAAACCACTTGGAAAAACTGCTGGATTCTATGAGGTCTTTGAGTGAAACTACTAAAATATAAATGGGAAATGATTGTATGGGGATTCACTGTATTCTCCAATGCAATCTATTTTCGTTTGACATTAGAGGATAACATTGATAGACTTGCATTTTTTGAAGAACTATCTGCTGGTTATATTGAAATGCAAGATGAATATATGATGAATCAACCAGACTTTGACCCTTGGAATCTATCAGGTAGAGATTCATATTACACTTATGTGATAAGTCAAAATAAACTTTGATTAAATAGAAATGAAAATTCAAAATCAGGTTAATCCAATGAAACTCTGTAATTTTATCTTTTTTGCACTTGTTGCCGTCTGTATTGGTGGTATGATTTATGGTAATGTATCTACTGCGGAGAAGAATGAACAAATTCATCATATCAAATAGATTTCTTCGTTATACGCCATTTTGGTGGTGGTATCGTTTGATTTCTCATCAAGGATTTCGTTTTGATGATTATCATGTATGGGGAGAGTTTTGGAGTTCTCTAAATGGTGGGTGGTTAGATATGAATTACCAATGGGAGTATCAACAACACTGGAATAAAAAATGAAAAACTTTTTACTAACCTTATGGTATTTTCCGTTAAGATTGTGGTATAATTATAAGTCTTGGAGATGGGAGCGCAAGTGTATTGAATACTTTGGAGCAAAACCAGAGAAGATTTATGTTTCCAAGGAAGCATATGATGAACTTGTGCGACGAATAAACAATCCAGACCCAGAACAAATAGAGAGTTTAAACCGAATTTTACAAAGAAAAAGTCCTTGGGACGAAGAATAAATACTAATACCTAATTTGGTGGTTCTTTTTAGGTTGGGACAAAGCACCTTCGGGTGCTTTTCCTGTATAAATAATAATAACCACCAAATTAGAGTAGAACTATGACTCCACAAAGTCCAAGAATTTACATATACAAAATTACCTTTGAAGAAGTTTTGTATTATTACTATGGAGTCCATAAGGAAAAGAAGTTTGGAGAATACTATATGGGTTCTCCTGAGACTCATAAGTGGATGTGGGATTTTTATACTCCAAAGAAGCAGATATTAGAAATCTTTCCTTTTACAGATGAAGGATGGATAAAGGCACAAGAAGTTGAAGGAAGACTTATTAGACCAGTTTATAATACTGATAAATGGTGCTTGAATGAGAGTTGTGGAGGTAAATCATCTCTTTACATAAGAAGAAAAGTTGGTATGAAAAACAAAGAACTAGGACGTGGAATATGTGGATTACCTATTGAAGAAAGAAAAAAAAATTCAAAAAAACTTTATGAAGAAGGAAAGGGTATAGCATCAATATCTTTGGAAGAACGAAAAAATATTAGTAAAAAAGTTGGTATGAAAAACAAAGAACTAGGACGTGGAATATGTGGATTACCTATTGAAGAAAGAAAAAAAAATGGAAAAGAAAATTATAAAAAGTGGAAAGAGAATGGTACTGGAATATGTTCGTTTACTCCAGAGCAAAAAAATGAAATAGGTAAGAAAGCAAATGAAACTAATAAGAAAAATCAAACGGGAATATATTCGGTAACTCCAGAAAAAAGAAGAGAGATTGGTTTATTTTGTAAAGAAAGAGGAATTGGAATACATTCTCTTACTGACGATGAAAGAAAAGAACTTGGGAGAAAATCTGGAAAATATTGTAAAGAAAATGGATTGGGAATATTTGCAGAAACCAAAGAAGATAGAAGTAAAAGGGCAACTCAAACGAACTATCAAAAATGGATGTGCCTTGAAACTGGATTTATCACTAATGCGGGGAATCTTTCACGATATCAAATGAGAAAAGGTATTGACAAATCAAAGAGAATTAGATTAAACTGAATTAAAGCACCTTGGGATAATGACAGAGAAATCTAAAATCTTCTACAACATCTGGTGCAATGCATACCAAAGGAGAACCATATATAAAGGAACCGATAGAGAGTACAGAGAGCACGAAACTGTGCGTATGTGTCTTGATATGAAGGATGTTGAATTCTACAAGTTTGATACGGAGAAACCGCGATATGTTTAGCAAACCACTTCTTGGAACAGATACAAAGAAAACTAAACTCTCTTGGGCAGAATATATCTGGCACTCTTGTATCATTCAGGGATGGTATAATTGTTGGTACGCATTCAAGAATTGGAGTGACTTGATGGGAAACAACTATCAAGAGTATGCTCTTCTTGTATCCGATGACCCTTTGGAGCAGTGTATTCTATACTTTTGGGATAGTTTGGAAGACGAAATTTATCCCAAACATTTCTTAGAAAGTTTGCTTCAAATGGTTGATGACATTGAAACTGGTAAAGAAAAAGTATATCCACTTGATGAGGATTTCTTTGATAGAATGAAAGACCTTGTAAAAGATGTAGATCTGAACGATGAAGACTTTGCCTGATAAGTTTCAGTTGAGAATTATGTGGTCTGTTGCAACCTCATCTGCGATTGAATCCAGGCAACCTGCTTATGAAATCTTTGCAAGGTTGTTGTATAATGACTTGAGCGATGAAGAGTTTCCTGTTAAACTTGGAGGAAAAGACTGATGGGACTTTACGATGATATTCGTTCTTCTTATGATTTGGGAGAACAATTTACGAATGTACCAATGCAAACCAAAGGACTTGCTTGTGCAATGTGTAGTTATTGGATTGCACCTGATGGATGCTTGTATGAAATCACTCATAGAGAAACTCATACCTTTGAAGATATCAAAGAGGATGATGAGCGTTATGACTCTAAAAAGTTATTCTTGAATTTTGAGTGGATTCCAACAGGAAAACATGGTAAAGTAGAACCTTGTTACATTACAGATTATGTTGAAGTTTATCCTTCATTATGGGAAGGGAAATGGGAAGACTGGCCCCGATGCAGAATACATTTTAAACACGGAAAAGTACAAGACTTTGAGGACATTACAGGGCGATGATTAGTACAGAGTTGTTTCCATATGAGAATCATCCATATCGTTTAGAGTTTGGAGAAAAGAAAAATCCTACGATCTGTTTCTTTTCTTGTGAACAGCACCTTGACAAATACCTAGAAAGGTATAAACTAGATAAGAGAACTCTTAAAATTGATTATCGCGATGGAAAACCCGTTGACACCAGTAAAAAACGTAAGGGAAGTGTGGAACAAAAACCTAAACCAAAAAGTAAAGGAAGTTCTGGTACAAGTAAAGGACGAAAACCCAGCGTGGATTCCTCTAGAAACACTACTCGCACTCCAAAGTCTAAAAAATGATACAAGTAACTGAAAATGAAGATAACTCACTCACCATCAGTTGGGACGAGACTTCTCCTACGGAAAGTATTCTCAATACCTGGACTGAAGATGATTTCATCAAAGTCATTATGGAACGTATTGAAGAATTGAAAAACAATGAACGACAAGACTAAACTCATTCTTGCACTTATGCAGATTGATAATCTTACAAAACTCTTGGAAGGTAATGAATACCAAGAGTTTTTATGCTGCAAAATCATATCAATAGAAGTAGAGTTAAAACGTCAGTTGAGTTTTTATGAGTAAACAGTTTTATGACGACAATGCTTTCTATGTGGAGCATAAAAGTTGGGGTACTTGGCAATCACATTATCCCGATGGAAAGGGTATCATTACATCACTAAATGAACAACAATGTGTAACTGCTACTCGTTGGTATCTCAAATCCCTTCAAGAAGGATTTAATGAATCTAAAACATATTCTACAAAAGATAACTACAAACTCTAAATATCATTAGATGACCATTCTTCAATGGAAGAAATAAGAAAAGGTGATAGAGTAATCTATCTTGGATGCTCTGAAGAACAACTAAATTGGGGAGCAGGTAATGATGACCCAAGAAAAGTTTTGATTGAAGGTGCAACTTATTACATTGAAAAGGTAGAAGTTCATTCTTATCATACTAAACTTTACTTAAGAAGTGTCCAGGGAAAATTTAATTCAGTTTCCTTTAAAAAATTATGCTAAATGATTGACTTTAGAAAAATTGTAGGTTCTTATGATTCAAGATATCCAGCATTAGATCCTACAACACCACATTACGAATTTAATAGTTATGTTGAGTGCTGCGAAAGTTTAGGTGTTCCTGTTCGCCTTCAATCTTTTATGCGTTATCAACAATATCTTAAAGAGATTGGTTTAGTATGATTAAAAAATTTATTAAATGGTTTGTTTCTCCAAATGAGAAACCACTATCAACTACTGTCTGCAGTATTTCTTGTAGGTTGGCAGAATTAGAGGAAAGATATTTATGTCTTCTAATGGATGTAAAAAGACTTGAGGAAGAAAATATAGAAACATCAAATTGTTTATATGAACTTTCTAATTCTATTGATGCAGTTGATGCACGTATAGATATTCTAACTCTTGAAAATTGGAACAAGAAAGATGTATGAATTAGACGATTTTGAAAAGGCACTAGCACACTTTGGCACACGAGTAGATATTATTATTGCAATGGAAATTGGAGGCAAATTAGATGCTGACGTTGCTTACAAAAATATTAAAATGGAACTCAAAGAACTCAAGCGAGTCCGAAAGTCCATCAAGAAAGACAAGGATTTGTGATAAATGTGGTGAAACAAAACCACTTGACGAAAACCATTACCAAGTCGTAAAATACTTTCGTGATGGTTTTTCTTATTACTGTCACGAATGTTCTAAACCTAAACCAAAAGATTGATTATGGACTATAAGAAGTATTCATTGGAGCAATTATCTAACTGGATGCATGATGCAATGTCTTCTGGTGAAGCAACACCGCAGGAGATTTATGATGTGATTGTTGGTGTGGTTAAGGAAAATTATTACATATAC